CCAATTTCTGCGTGTATTCCGCATGACCTACGACGCTACTAACGTGGGTGACATCGAGGCTCGCGTTACAAGCGCCTCTGGGACGATTGTGGCGCAGATAGATGCAGGGTATGCCCAAACCCTTATGGCGGTTTATACCGTCCCTGCGGGCTTTACAGGCTACCTAGTGGCCCTTGATGCGACTATCGACGGAACAAAGACCTGCCAGATGCTTATGTATCACCGACTGGTAGGCAAGCCGTTCAGAATTGCACACGTCGCAGAGTCAGATGGTCACTACCGCTACGACTTCACTGCACCGCTAACCGTGCCTGAAAAAACAGACATCGACATCCGCATTGATAATGTAAGCGGCAACGATGCACGGGTCACAGCTAACTTTGACCTTGTACTAATCAAGGACTAAACCATGTGGCAAAGTCTACTAGGGCCAGTCGTCGAACTGGTGGGGGGTCACTTTGAAAGAAAGTCTGAAGAGAAGCGCGCAGTACATCAGCGTAAGCTGGAGGCGATTAAGCAGGACGCGAACTGGGAAAATATCCACGCAAGCAATTCAGCTAGTAGCTGGCGCGATGAGTTTTTTAGTTTGCTCTTTAGCATTCCTCTTGTTATGTGCTTTATTCCACCTCTTGTCCCTTACGTTCGCGACGGTTTCGCGGTGCTGGAAACCATGCCAGACTATTACCGAGCGCTCTTGGCGGCACTTGTCGCGTCAAGCGTCGGCATTCGCGGACTTACTAAATGGAAAAGCTAATGTATAAGCACTTCGACATATCCGAGTTCCGCTGTAGAGAGACTGGCGAGAATGACATGGACGAGTCATTCATCCACATGCTCGATGAGCTACGTGAAAGGGTCGGCTTCCCGATGGTCATTACCTCTGGCTATCGCTCTAAACAGCACACAGCGGAGCGAAGCAAAGAGAAAGGTGGCACCCACACACAGGGCATAGCCGCAGACATCGCTGTTAACAATGGCTTTGAAAGAATGAACCTCGTACACGAGGCGTTAAAGATGGGCTTTGGTGGGATAGGCGTAGCGCGTACATTCGTGCATATCGACATGCGGGCAACTACGCCTGTGATGTGGACTTACGGCTGAACCTTTAGGAACTCGCTGACGCTACCGTCAAACTGACTAGCCCGCTCGTTAAACGCCACAAGGTCACGCATGTATAGCTGATACGGCAAGACGCCGACATGCTGTGCCATGCTGATGACCTGTAGCCAGTCATCGTCTGAACAGTTGACCAACGCACTGCGGGCAACCCTGTCCCAGATGCGCACCCTGCGGGCGTCAAACTTGACCACCCTGTCTCTTTCTCTAAATCGCCTCATGCTATACCCCTCAATAAATGGCCGCTTATGCGGCCTTGGCCCAGTAACCGTAAACCATCTTGTCGGTGCAATCCCAGATGTCGTGCGCTACTCCGTGATCGACACAAACAAAGTGTCGTGCCTGACGCGCTATCACTTTGCCGTAGCGGTAAAGGTCATACGTTCTAGCTTTGCGACCATCGAATTGTGGGGCTGGCCTCCATCGGTAGCCAAGCGCTCTTAATGCCGCATCGTAATCTTCTTTGTAGATTCCGCTAGACAGGCGACCGTTACCAGCTTTGCCGCGATTAGTGAATTCACGCAGATGCTTCTCTGCCGCTTTCCACTCCATGCCTTCTGCAATTGCCAGCGCACGTACACCACAGTAACCGCCATTGAGTGATCTGTACTCTGATTGACCGCCATCGTTGAATTGAAAATTGTTCATGTTACTTCTCCCTTGGTTAGTGGCTGTGTCCCCAGCCGATGAATATAGTTTGCCCTAACATGTTAATGCCTGTCAACACTTAATTTAACATTAAATGCAAAATAGTTATCTTAACAGGGTTGCGCGTTGCCTATAATCGTGTATTCTGTACATGTTCTATGTGGAACATTGAAGGGAGAAACCAATGCAAATTGCTATCAAAATAAGCAAGCAGGTTGATGACTGGGATGAGTTCGTTGACCAACTAGAGCAGATTGAAAAGTCTGCGAAAGCTGAGTGTTACGACGAAGAAACGCAAGTTGTCACACTGCTTGTTGACCGTAAATCGATCGACGATTACTACCACCCTGTCGGCGGTCGTTATCCAATTGAGTCTGAGGGTCGAACAGAGTGGGTCGAAGAGGTCGGCGTCTGTGTGCATTCATGTAAGTGGCACGACCACAACATCATCAACGCAGAGCAAGTCTGCTCAGAACTAGAGGGGTTCACCTATGTCGAGTAATCAATTCGTACCGCCAAAGCCAATTAAGTCAGACATTATCGAGGAGCTTGATTCGTTAGTAGGCCAGTTGAGTGACCTGACGGCAATGAAGCCAAAGCCTGTACAAGACGCACACATGGATGCGCGCCTTGCGGATTTCTTAGAGCTTGCCGAGCAAGACTTTATTCGCGGCTGGACAGACTGGGAAGAAGGTATCCAGCACAAAAAGGGTCAGTCAGAGGCGTACAACGCTGGTTACGCTGACTGCTATGAGTATGAAAACAGAGGAGGTCAGTAATGTCTAAGCAAGTACCCGAGGCACTACAGAAGGCGCTAAAAGAAGTTGACGAGACTGTAGGCTCTGCCACATGGGATTGTCACGGCACACCTGTCGTACTGCACAAGGCGTTAGAAAAGATTGCCGCAAAGAAGGGCATTGAGTTTGACGCGCCTGTTCACTTGCTAACTAACCCTGCCAGTAAAGAGGTAGTCATACAGGTGACGGGTCGGCTAGGTGATCGTCAGGAGTGGTCGATTGGCGAGGTGTCTGCCAAGAACTGCCGCAATGATTACCCGTTTGCAATGGCTGAGAAGCGAGCCAAAGATCGCGTGATTTTAAAATTGCTTGGCGTTGCTGGGGACACGTACTCAGAGGAAGAGGCAGACGAATTTACTGACTCTATTGAGGCTCAGTTGATTGCCTACGTTCATGCAATCGACGAACACTTTGATTTCGTTGCCAGCATTAAATCGGCAGTAACCAATGAAGAGTGGGACACGTTGCGGTGCATCATTGAAGAGACACCGAACGAGGTCAAACAGAAGTTTAGCCGCGCCTATACGAAGGGCGGGGTATTCACAACGCACGAGGTTAAGTGCATGAAGCAAAACCCGAATGGAGGGAAGTAATGGCTGAAATAGAAGCGCAAACAATGCAAGAGAGATTTTTTCTTAAGGCGATTGAGTTGGTGGTGTTAGAGGAAATCGCAATCGGAGAAATTAAGTTGGCGTCAGACGCTGGGATGTGCAGACGTGCTAATGATTTAGCAAAAGAAATGATTGGCTCGTTTTTAGTGGAGAAAGCGGAGACTGAGCGGCAATGGTCAGAAGACGTTGAGCCAGTTGTAAAGAAAATTTGGGATGAAATGCAAAAGGAGAATGCAAATGGAGTATGACAACAGCAACCGAGGCGTCCTGTTTAAGAACGACAGGAAGGAAAAGGACACTGACCCTGATTACAAGGGCAGTTACATGAATGGCGATGGTGCCGATCACTGGCTTAATGCATGGTTAGCCAAAGACAAAAACGGCAACACTTACATGAAACTCAGCACTAAGCTAAAAGATGAGGTGCATAACAAGGGCATGCAACAGGCACGTCAAGCTATCCAACCCAAGGAGCTAGACGATGACCTCCCCTTCTGATGTAGGCAAGGCGCTGAAGAAAGCGCAGGCGCTTGCAGGTGTCAGCAATGACGAGCTTGCAAAGGAGTTTGGTGTAACGCCTGTACAGGTATGCCGCTGGCGGCACAAAGACGACATGAAGTTCAGTCGTGTAGTGCAGTTGGCCAGTCGGTTAAATGTGTCTCTCGATGAGTTCGAGAAGTTAGGGAGGTAAAAAAAAGCCCCGTTGATGAGACGGGGCCAGACCACTTGCGGAAGCGTTAGCGCATGTGGCATCCTTAGATTGCACTCACAGGATAGGAAGAATTGTACAGCAATCTAGCTGTCTGTACACCTATCTCACCTATCCCTCCGAAATGAGTGCCTAGTCGAGCCTAGTTAAATAGTGCTGTCCCAGGTGCAGTCGCTCACGAAAGCCGAATCATTCCTACGACCTTTAGAGGCGGGGACGAACAGTGGTTATGTTGCCATGTAGTAAGGGCGCGGTCTGGCAGAGCCGTAAATGAATCTGCACTGATACTGTAGGGATGACGGACTAGCTAGATACTTGTATAGGGCAACAACCGCCTCTAATGACCCCTATTGTCTAAAAAAAGGAGAAGGTAATGATTTGTAAAGACGGCACCGATTGGCAACCAACAGATGAGCAGATACTAAGCTGGCAACATGCTTTTCCTGAAGTCGATGTTTTTGCAGAGCTTAACGTAATGGCGACTTGGTTAGAGGCTAACCCTTCCCGCGTCAAAACAGTGAAAGGAATGTCGCGTTTTTGCCAAAGCTGGCTATCACGCGCAAACCAGAAAGGCGGCAGTCCATTCGCTCAGAAAGAGTACGAGCAGAGTGGTAAGAAGCCTTTGAAGACTTGGACTCAGTTAGACGACCTGACGCACGATTTTTGCAAGAGCGAAAAATTTAGGCAGTCATGCTTAAAGAAATACGGGCAGTACGTGACGTTTGAAGGCGAGAGGGTGACGCGATGATGGTTGAACTAACAGAGCGTGAATACGAGATAGCCTGCAAGGTAGGCATACGTCGCTATCACGCGGCGCGAGCTATGGGCGCAGAGAATCGCAAGATGTCTAGGACTGACAGCCAATACGAAGTAGAGACAAACGGCATGGCGGCAGAAATGGCATTCTGTAAGCTAATCGGTGCGCGTCCTGACTTTAGTGACACGCCGCAGGTAGCAGACTGTGAGTGGATGGGCTACACGATAGACGTTAAGGCAACCAAGAGGGCAAATGGTCGCCTGCTTCTTGAGACTGACAAGCGTAAGCTGTGCGACATCTATGTGCTTATGTGTGGCGAGAAAAACATCTGGCGATGCGGTGGGCTTGCGCACGTCAATGTCCTTAAACAGCAAGACAATCTGCGCAGATTAGACGAAGGCTACAAGCTGACCTATGCACTGCCGCAACATCGCTTGATGCCGCTTGACCATCTTATTGAGCTATCGAAGGGGGCGAAATGTTTGGCGAATTCTGGCTAATCAAAGACCCTATCGAAATCAAAGAGCGCATCAAGGCGTTTCAAACGTTCCTCGAAAAAGAGTGGTGCTGGGACAAGCCTGTGTCATGGCAGGTCAAAGAGTACAAGCCGCGACGCTCGCTGAGTCAAAACGACCTGTTTCATGTGTGGTGTCGTGACATGCTTAGGCATTTCAAAAAGAAAGGCGGTTTTACTGGCAACGAGGAAGACATCAAGATGATGGTTAAGTACAAATTCCTCGGCACAGAGGACTTAGAAATATCGAACACGACCATACCCGCGCAGGTTCGGCGCACTTCGACGCTAGACAGAGGAGAAATGCTATACTTCATGACACAAGTAGAGGCATGGTGTATTGATCTAGGGGTCAAACTTACGAAGCCTCAAAATTCGGAGTACAGCAAACTGGGGGGGTAGGCATGAGCCTATTACAGTTTTGCAAAACCGAAAGGCAGAAAGCAGTAATCAGCCGAGTAGAGCAAGGCGCGAGCCAGCGAGATATCGCAAAAGAGCTTGGATTAACACGAAGCACCGTCGTTAGTCACTTAGAAACAGTAAAAGGTTACGCCGCCAAGCAGGGTTATAGTCCAGAACACGACTACACACACCCTGTCCCTGATGGCTTTACAGTCAAGGGTGTCTCGACTCTATACACCGACGGCAAGCCCGTTGCGCAGTGGGTCAAAAGCCAGTCAGACAAAGAGCATGCGCTACAGGTCGCACTAAAACACTTCAAAGACGGCCTGAAAGATGAACTGCAAGGACTGGCAAAGCCCGTCAAGAAGAGCAAAGCCAAAAAGCAAAAAGACCGCATGGCTGTGACCATTGTTGGCGACCATCACCTTGGCATGCTGGCGTGGAGTCCCGAGACAGGTAGTGACCCCTGGGACTTGCAAATAGCACAAGACACGCTCATTAAAGGCGTCGATAAGCTACTAGAAAGCACAGGCGATTGCTCTGTCGGCGTACTGCTCAACGTAGGCGATCTGATTCACGCTAATTCGCTAAAAGGTGACACGGGTTCAGGGACGCCCTTAGATGTTGAGGGCAGGCAGGGCAAGACAATACGTGCCGCAGGCAATCTATTCCAGATTATCGTGACCCGCATGCTTCAGCAGTACGATGAGGTATGGCTAATCAACGCTCGCGGCAATCACGACCCTGACGCATCCCTATGGCTCAACGAGATGCTCCGCATGTACTACGAGAAAGACAAGCGGGTTAAGGTGTTTGACAACTTCAACAAGTTCATACACTTCGAGTGGGGCAACAATTTCGTAGTGACGCATCACGGCGACAAGATACGCACTAGACAACTGTACGAGGCAATCACACGCGACTATGCGGAGCAGTGGGGCCGCACTAAATACCGCTTCGCGTGGACAGGGCATATCCACCATAAGCAGGCAGAAGAGCTAGGCGGGCTAACGTGGGAAAGCTGGAGCGTCCTGCCACCACCAGACGCATGGCATTCAGCTAGTGGGTATGGGTCACAGCGGTCGATTAGTTGTGTAGTATTAGACAAGGAGCATGGCGAGTTCAGTCGCTTCAAGGTCGGTATCGAGGCGCTACAGTGATAGAAAAAATGCCCATCATTTCAATGCCATTACCCGATGGCGGGCAAGTCGTTTGCAGGGTAGACGCAATAACAGCGGCAACAACTAATACGCGTAATGATGACATGACTGACGTTTACATAGACGTAGCATGTCCCGAGGGAATAACGATAGATGTCGATATTGAGTCTTTTACAACGTCATGGCTCGCGGCGCTTCTCACAACTATTGATGACTGGCGGCTCGACCGTGAAATGCACTGATTGCTCTAAGGCAATGGAGCCGCAATTTACAGGCGACAACGGCACACTAAGGGGCTGGTTCTGCGAGTGTGGCAACTGGGAAAGGGCCATACTGCGCGAGCGCCGATTTACCAAAGAGACTTACTATGGCGATCAAAAGAACAAACGCGGACATCTGGTGCAGTAAAGCTGTGCGCCTGCGTGACGGCGCTTGTGTGCGATGTGGCAACACAGAGACGAATCAGGCCATGCACATTTATGGCCGCAGAAATAAGGTAATTCGCTACTCCTTAGACAATTTGTTGACTGGCTGTTACACCTGCCACCGCTTGTTCACCGAGTCGCCAATTATGTTCGCTGATTTCTGCAACGAGTATCTAGGCGAAGGCCACATGGACATATTGCGCGAGAAAGCGCGTGGGTTTATGAAAGACAACAAAGCCGTTCGGGATGAGATAGCCAAGCACTACCGCGAAGAAGTCCGCAAGAAAGAGCAGAACCCCGACCACGTTATCGTTTCGTATAACTAGTTGCCTGTATGTTATAATAGCAGGGCAACAGGAGGATGTTGTCATGTGTGTACAGAGCCAACGGCAGTATTTCGGCGAGCGGCATCACATTGTCGTAACCGACAAAATTACAGAGCTACTCAATCGACTGGGTAGAGACAAGGGCATAGGCGAAGAGGAATACCTGAAGCGCCTGTCACGTCACCCCAACGAAGACCAATTCGTTGCAGAAATTGCCCGTTATTACGGGTGATTGAAAATGTCACGATTGTCACATTGCACCTTTTCCCCCATATTATTTACCTAACTAGATAAAAAAGTGCTTGCAACGGATAAGGATATCAGTAGAGTAGTATCCATAGCTAAATATATGGAGAAGGGTAATGACTAACTTTTTTAACTGGGTAGAAAATCGCATCGCTGAGTACGAGGTTGCACGTCAGCGCGGTATCAAGGCTTATGACACTCGTCTACAACGTGCGGCGGCTAATCGCAACGAAGGTGCAGAGCCGATTTTTTCGGAGAAGTCTGGTCGCCTACACGCGCCACATGACGGCTACGTCTGGGTTTGGTGTGAGGGTGACAACGAATTCGAAGCGGCTTACCTTGCAGGCCAGTACCTGCCCTTTCCTAAAGAGCGCGAAAGCATCGCTTTAGGTGATTTCGGAGAAGAGACTAAGTTTGTCGTTCCTGCTGATCGTGCCGATAAGTTTATGATGCAGTGGCAGGAGTTGCCAGCAGTGACTCGCGAGATTGTCAGCGTTTATGCGTCACGCGTGTTTGACGACAGAGATGGCAAGCCAATGCGCTATGTCACTGTTTCGCACTGCCCTCACGATATCTGCAAAGCTATCCGCGAAAAGCTGGTAGGTGATCTGATCAGGTTGCAAAAGTACGCGCAAGAGCAACGCGATGCACAACGCGCAGAGCGTGATGCGGAGCATGAGGCTGGCGAGGATGTACTAGAGGGCCGCGTTACAATCACTGGCACTGTTCTGGCGTTTAAGGTTCAAGAGTCTATGTACGGCGACGTGGTTAAAATGCTTGTGCAAGATGATCGCGGTTTTCGCGTTTGGGGTTCAGTCCCATCTAGCCTTGACGATGCAGAGCGTGAGTCGCGCATTACGTTTACTGCTACGGTGACAGCATCAGACAAAGACGCTAAATTTGGTTTTTTCAAGCGGCCTACAAAAGCCGCAGTTATCACGCAGGTTCTGGCCGCATAAGCGGCCTTTTTGCTGGGGGGCAGATGAGTAAGTTCGCAGAGCAAATGACACTGACAGAGGTGGCCGCAGAGATGGGTATCTCACGTCAGCGGGTTAAGCAAATCGAAACAGCGGCTTTGAATAAGTTGCGCAATAATGAGAGAGTGAGGGTTTTGTATGAGGGAATTATCGACGGATGCGATGGCGCTAGGACTCATAGCAGTCATCTTGATTTTCACGGCGTTCGGAATAGCAGGGCAGGGTGACTACGAGGACGCGCTTGTGGTAGAACAAGAGTACTGTGAAATGGTTGATCTTTGGGGGAAGACAAATGGCAGAGACGGACATCCCGACTGGCGAAAACTTTATCAGCAGGTTTGTACGGGTGAATGACGAAGAGCTAGAAAACTGGGTCATAGCCATACAAGCCGCGCAAGCAATGGCAACACGGCATCAGGAGGACATGGCCGTATTATCAGACTACAGAGTGGTAAAGCTAAAGACTAACGATGAGCCGCCACTTGAAATTATCCGCTACGATCCGTAGCAGACCTTGACGGGCTTTTTTGTTTGCTTCCTTTCCCGTCACTGATTGCCCGCTGATGCGGGCTTTTTTTTGCCCCAAATAAATAGGCGTTATTTATTGTCCGCACCCTTTTGGCATATATTGGTATAATATGCGGCGGGGGACACTATATGTTGCAGACAGTAACAATAGATTGGCGGCCCGTAGAACAGGGCAGTATGCCAAGGCACGAAGGTAGCTACTTAGTCGCATTCGATGACGGCGCAGTGGAGACTTTCCCCATGTCAGACCAAGACATCAAACGCGGAGAAGTGAGAGACGGGCAAACATATGGCCTCTATTGGGCCGAAGGTATACCGTCACCTTTAGACTATGGCGAAGACTAGACAACAGCGTGAGCGAGGCATTCGACAAGACGAACTAAGGGCTTATTTAGCTGAGCGGGGTCGCCTTGATTATGTCTTTGACAACATTGAGAAAATCGAACAGCTAGACCCCGAGACTGACCAACACTTCGACAAGCGCCTACAGCAGTTGAAGATTGCTAACGAGCAACGCATCAGACTACTCAACAAGTACCTCCCAGACATGAAGGAAGAGCAGAGCGAAATCACTGACCTGCCGCCAGTTGTTATCCAGCTAACTAATGCAACTGACACCACCACAGTCTGACATTTTTACCTGTCCTGACCGCTTCCGTGTTGTCGTAGCTGGCAGGCGTTTCGGCAAGACGTTTCTCAGCACAGCAGAGCTACTCAACCGCGCATTAGCGAAGCCTGACCAAAACGTATGGTATGTGGCTCCTACTTACAAGGCGGCTAAGGAAATTGCGTGGGACATGCTGACTAGCCAGATACCGCGTGAGTACATTGAGAGGACGAATGAGACAGCCCTGACTATCAACTTCAAGAATGGCTCAAGCATCTCGCTCAAAGGTGCCGAGAAGCCTGACAACTTACGAGGGCGAGCCGTAGACTTTGTTGTGCTAGATGAGTTCGGCGACATGCGACCAGAGGCATGGTTTGAGGTAATACGACCTTCGCTATCTGGCAGACATCAACAAGGGTCGGCTCTATTCATCGGTACGCCTCGCGGCAGAAATCACTTTTATGACTTGTATGGCAAAGGAGTAGACAACGATGACGGGTGGCATTCGTATCAATACACAACGATTGAAGGGGGCAATGTCCCACCAGAAGAAATTGAGTCAGCTAAGGCGGACTTGGACACACGAACCTTCCAGCAAGAATACGAAGCCCAATTCGTCAACTACAGCGGCATCATCTACTACGGATTTAAGCGAGAAGAGTCAGTAAAGCGACACGATGGCGACCGCTCAGTTATCCACGTAGGGATGGACTTTAACCTCGACCCGATGTCTGCCGTCCTTATGACGCGCAAGGGCGACTCGCTCCATATCTTCGACGAGATAGTGATGTTTGGCTCCAATACCGATGAGATGGTTGCAGAGCTTCGCGAACGCTACGGAAATGGTACAATAGTGATATATCCTGACCCTGCGAGTCGGCAACGTAAAACGAGCGCAGGTGGCAGGACAGACCTGTCTATATTGCAGAACGCGGGTTTCGAGGTACGCGTCCGAAACTCACATGCGGCAGTACGAGACAGAATTAACGCGGTAAACAGTCGTCTACTATCGAAAGATGGACAGCGGCGGTTATACGTTGACCCTAAGTGCAAGAAGGTGATCGAGTCTTTGGAACGCCATACCTACAAGGAAGGCACCAGTCAGCCCGAGAAGGACGGCTTCGATCACATGAACGACGCGCTTGGCTATGCGGTTGAGTATTTATTCCCAATCAGAAAGGCGCATCAGCCAATGGCACCGCAGAGGTGGACGTAAATGTATTACGAAGACATTGAATACCAGCACCCCGATTACGAAAACAATATTGCCCGCTGGGAGTTTTACCTGAGAAGCTATATGGGCGGGCAAGACTACCGCGACGGGTCATATCTGACTAGCTACCTCAACGAAGACAAGAACGCCTACAGCAGACGTCTAGCCTTAACACCGCTGGACAACCACTGCCGCAACGTCGTGCATGTCTATTCTTCGTTTCTCTGGCGCGTACCGCCTACTCGTAACTATCAGCAGATGGAAGGCAGTGCCGATCTTGAGGCATTTCTGAAGGACAGCAACCTCGACGGGCAGAGCTTCAACAGCTTTATGCGTGAGGCGCAGATATGGTCGAGTGTGTACGGTCATGTCTGGATTATGCTTGATAAGCCGCAGTCCACAGCAGGCACACGCGCAGAGGAGCTGGCGCAGGAGATTCGTCCATACGTCACGCTAATCACACCTGAGAATGTTTACGACTGGAAATATGAGCGAATGCCTAGCGGTCGCCATGAACTGACCTACATGAAGGTTAGGGAGTCGGTAAACCGCATTGACGGCACAACGACTGAAACGTATTTCCGTATCTGGACGCGTGAGACGATACAGTTAGTGCGCTACCACGGTGACGAGGCTAACGTTATCGAGACTATCGACAACCCTATCGGCAAGATACCCGCAGTACACCTACCGTCTAACCGCTCAGTGGTTCGGGGTATTGGTATCAGCGACATATCTGACATTGCCTACATGCAACAAGCTATCTATCAAGAGCTATCGGAAATCGAACAACTGATCCGCATCTCTAACCACCCGACCCTGGTTAAGACCTACGACACTGACGCTAGTGCAGGTGCGGGCGCAGTCATCAACATTAGCGATGACATTGACGCAGGGCTAAAGCCGTATCAGATGCAACCCTCTGGCGCTAACCTAGACGCCATACGCGCCTCTATCGAGGACAAAATTGAGTCGATCAACCGCATGGCCCACATGGGCGCAGTGCGCGGCACAGAGGCAATCACGCAGTCAGGCGTGGCTATGCAGACAGAATTCCAGATGCTGAACGCAAAGCTGTCGGAGAAAGCTGACATCTTAGAGCTTGCAGAGGAACAGCTATGGCAATTGTGGTGTACGTGGCAGGGTCATCCGTTGCATGAGGTAGAGATTGACTACCCTGATAGCTTCGACATTCGTGACTACGATTCTGAGCTTCGCTTTCTACAGCAGACGCGAGCCAGCGGCGTTAAGTCTGTCACCTTGCTTCGTGAGATTGACAAGAAGATCGCTGACCTCGTACTTGACGACAACGTATTGGCACAGGCGCACGGCGAGATTGAAGAGGCAACTACAGCGGTCGGTGACTTTGCTAAAGAGACGCAGATTTACAAGTACCACATCGACAGCGGCCTAGTGACGCCTAATGAGGTGCGCGAGAAGATTGGCCTTGATGAGATTGCTGGCGGCGACCAGTTAGTTGAGCCAGTGCAAACGCTGACAGATGCCGACGGATAAGGAGCATTTACGTCGCGTTATATCGACAGCCGATAGTCAGGTAGAGCGGCTAGGTGATATTAATGCTTCGCT